TACCACGAGTACACTTCTACTTTCCGCGCAGACAGCTACTGCGGCATCGGCCCTGTATTTCGGTTCAACGGTTGATTCCACAAGTGCTGAGGGTTTAGAGCATATGTCATCTGCCCTGGCCGCAATAATCAATAATACGACTTTCGGGCTTGGCAATATCGCCACGGCAACCACAGTTTCAACGGCCGCTGTCCGGGTAGAGTTGCTTGATACTTGTGATACTTATTTGACGGTTGGAACGACCGGCGGGGCATCGGCCTTTATCGCCAGTATCGAAAGGGCTGAAGTCACTATGGAAGTTCATGCCGATGAGATGAGTACCGGCCAGAAATGTCTAACATTGCGAGCAGCCACGGCTGCAACCAGCATGACAATGAGCGTTGCGGTTGTCCGTTCTGGGCGCAGGGGCGGCACCCACAAGCATGGGCCGATCCATAAGAGCAGTTAATCATTGATCTTTTAGAAGGGGGAGTAATCGTTTTCCCCCTTCCATAAGAGGGAGATAAAAATGAGCGAGAAGTGGAATTTAGCCAAAGGTACGCCCGAAGATGTGGAAATATCCTGTAATGGAGAGGTGGTCAGAATAAGTATGCCCTCAGCAAGAAAGCTTGAGATTGTAATAGATTCAACACAGATACTTACCTTGATGGAGAAGGATAAGTATTTCATATATGGCAATTCAAGCAATTATTGGGGAATCACTGGAAATCTTGTTTTTCCTGGCAATCTTTCAGTCGGAGCTATTGCAACCCTAGAGGCTCTTAATGTAAGTAGCAATACCACATTGGAAAGCCTAGTTGTCACCAGCGGAGCCACGATTGATAGATTGACGGTTAGCAGTGTGGCATCGATCCAGAATTTGGCTGTCACGAGCAATTCTTCATTGCATACATTGAGCGTAAGTAGCAATGCCACAATCAATAATCTGACCATCACTGATGGGGCCACAATTGACACTTTAAATGTTACCAGCAACACCACGCTTGCCAATGTGCAGATTACGGCCGGGGCCACGGCAGATCAATTGAATATCACCAGTGGAGCCACCGTGGAGCATTTGGTAGTTACCAGCGGGGCAACGATTAACACCTTGCAGATAGTCAGTGCGGCAACTATTGAGGCCTTGACAATTTCCAGCGGTTTTACTCTTACGGCTGTACCTGCTTCGGCGGCTGGTTCTTCTGCTGGTGGTGCCGTAATTGTCAATACTACAGATGGTTCAGGATATCAAACTTTAAAGGTGCCGAGTAATAGCGCAGCTTAATAGGAACGAATTAAAGGTGGCAATTAATCAACAATAATTTGGGAGGGCAACATGACAGAAGAAGAGAAGGCGGCAGAAAAAGTGCAGGAAGATGCTGCACCAAAGCTGCAAAAACAAATCAAGCTTGATCCTTATAAAAAGGGTGATCGCAACAAATTGGCAATTGTGGGCTGTTCGGATTCTAAAGATCAGGCCCCATTTGATGATCAGGATTATGAAATCTGGGGTGTGAACAACCTCTTTTATCACATTCCCCGGTATGATCGCTGGTTTGAGATCCACCATATCACATTTGATGGTCGAAATTATTCCAGGCGGGGCAGTAAGGATTTCCGGGGGCAATCGGTAGACGCATATATTGCCGATCTTGGCAAGATGAAATGCCCTGTCTATATGCAGAAACAATGGCCGGGCATTCCTAGCAGTGTACCCTACCCTCTCAAGAAAATCATGGATATCTTTGGCGATTACTTTACGAACACAGTTTCCTACATGATTGCTCTTGGCATCTGGATGGAATTTGAGGAAATCGGGGTCTGGGGCGTAGATATGGCCGTGGACACAGAGTACCATTTTCAACGTCCCAGCTGTGAACTTTTCATCGGTTTTTTCAATGGCATGTGTCATGCCCAGGGTAGAAAAACGAGAATCTACATTCCACCTACTGCCGATCTATGTAAAACCCGATATCTGTATGGCTTTCAAGAACCCGAGGAAATCAAATGGCGACAGAAGATAGCGGCAACTAAAAAGCATATGGCCGCCAAAATGGAGAAGGCTGCCAATATAGAACAACAACAGCATGATTTGAAAATGCAATATCTTGGCGGCATTCAGGCCGTCAGAGAAGTGGACAAAATTTGGAAATAGGAAGGAGATAACATGAAGAAATGGAGAGTAACAAAACCAATTAAGTATTCGGGAATGCATGTAACAGCAGGGGCAATTATCGAAATGGATGATGTGGCACAGATTGCACGTTACAAGAAGGCAGAGGCAATCGAGGCATTTGAGGAAAAACTGCATCCCGAAAAGAAAGTGGCGGAGCAAACTGTGGAAACAGCGGTTAAAGAAATTCCACAAAGGCGAGGAAGAAAGAAAACTGGTCTCCGTGTTTCTTCGGAGTGATAAGGAGATAAATGCTCGAACTCGTAGCAAATAAATATATCATTCCAGCAAAAAATAAGCATTTTGCTGCTCTTTATTATGGAAGCGAGGAAAAGTTTGTTCCGAACATTAACTTATCTCGATATAATGATGAGGCATGGCTTAACATTAACCCCAAAAGTGTATTTGTCGGCAATGAGAAACCTCAGATAATTAACGATAAAATTGAACTCAATATCGGTACTGCTATCCACAGATTTTATGAGTTAGATGAAAAAACATTTGAATATGAAACTGAATTTCTTTCACGTCCAGGATTTAACATAATCGAATTTGACCTGCTGTTCCCCGAAGGATTGCAAGCTCATTATCAACCAGCTCTGACACAGGATGAAATTGCCCAAGGTGCTAATAGGCCAGATAATGTTGTTGGTTCCTATGCCTTTTATTTTCACAAACAAAATAACCAATATACAACAGGCAAATTTTGCCATTGGTATTACCCTTACTTGACTGATGCAGATGGAAAAATCACAAGAATAGCTGATTTTATAGTCGATATGGCTACAAAAAAGGCTCATTATTATTTACCAAAAGAGTGGTTAAACAAAGCTATATATCCTGTTAAATTGTTTGGCACTAAATTAGGCAGAACGGATGTGGGAGGAAGTCCTATAGAACAATATAGGAATATTGTCTATGCTTATGAACTTGGAGATGCAGTATCCGGTGGGATTGTTGATAATCTTGCAGTTTATCTCACTGGTGGTGGTCATACCTGCAAATTTGCTCTTTATCAAGATTCTGGTACGGGGGATATGCCAGAAGTATTGCGTGATTTTACCGCAGAAATAATTTCTGTCGATTCCGATTGGAATGTTACACCCTGCACACAGAGTTATACGATTGTGCAGGCCACTAAATATTTTTCAGCGGGCTGGTGGGAAGATATTGATAGAGACTCTGCATATTTTGATGTAGGGGCTGGCTATGATGCTCCCTTTGATGAAGAAACATATGGTGAGAACTTCCCAAATCCATTTGTTTATAGCAGTGGATGGACTAATAAAAGATATTCAACCTATGTGGAATATACGGAGGCGGGGGTAGCTTCAATAGTACCTCAAACAACCTATTATTACAATATGTTAAGGGCGGCTGAGGTGGCAATTCAATGATTTTAAGAGAAAAAACGACATCAAAAGTAATATGCGGGCCATTTCTCACAACGGGAGCCTCTGCCCTTGCCACAGCTGTTTTACTTACTGGAGCCGATCAGGCCAACCTCATAAAGCATGGCACAACGGCAGTAGTCAGCGTTACGGCGGCGACATGGGCCACCATCACAAGTGCCGCCGGTTGGTATGCTCTGGAACTCACCACGGCCATGACTGATATCATAGGCCGATTGGATTTGACGATTGCCGATGCTGATGTGTGTTTACCTTATACGAAGTCATTCCAGGTTATAGGCCAGGAGGCTTATGATCGATTATGGGGTTCATCTGGAACCACCTTTATTGGGACAGATATCCTGAATGAACTGACTTCTGTTCATGCCGAGACATCAGCCTTGAAAGTGGATAGTACCGCGATTAAATTATTGCTGTCCTCGATACACACGGAGACCTCAGCCATCCATGCCGAGACCACTTTGATACATGCAGAAACCACGCTTATCCATGTAGAGACATCGGCAATCAAAAATTTGGCTAGTGCGATTCATACAGAAACTTCAGGCATGGTCGGAGAATTGGCTTCAGTACATACAGAGACTTCAGCATTAAAGGCGGATTCGACATGGATAAAAGGAGAGCTTTCAAGTATCCATGCAGAGACTTCAGCTATTAGAGTGAATTCTACCGTATTACTTGATAACACTTCTGGGCTTAAAGGAAATATCTCGTCTATCCTTTCTAATACCAGCAATATTTTAGTGGGCATATCTACTAGGAGCACCGTTACATATCCTGGTAGTAGCGCGATTACAAACAGATTAACGGAGATTGCAGGCGAGCTTGCTTCGGTTCACACAGAGACTTCGGCTTTAAGGGTAGATAGTACAGCCATTAAATTGGCACTATCCTCAATTCATACCGAAACATCAGCTATCCACGCTGAAACAACCTTGATACATGGGGAAACTTCGGCGATTAAGAATTTGACTTCTGCCATACATACTGAAACGTCAGGAATGGTTGGTCAACTTGCATCCATAATTGCCGATACATCGGCTCTCAAAGTAGATAGTACGGCTATAAAACTTTCTTTGGCCAGCATTGCCTCAGAGACTTCATACATCAAGGGTAAAGTGAGTTCAATAGCTTCAGAGACTTCGGCCTTGAAAGTCACCCTTTCCAGCGTTCACACAGAAACATCGGCCATGCGGATCGTATTGTCTTCGGTTCATACTGAGACATCGGGGCTTACCGGGGAACTCGCTAGTGTTCACGCAGAAACATCGGCTCTCAAAGTTAGCATGTCATCAATATTCAATGCGGTCTGGGTGGATAGCACGCTTGAATTAACATATTCACCACGGGATTTGATGAGATTAAATGCGGCTGCGCTTTATGGCAGGACAACAGGTGGAGGAACCATCTCAATCAAATTCAGGGATTTGGGGAATCTTGTAGATAGAATCACAGCCGAAGTCACAACGGTTGTTGGCAATAGGAGTTCAATAACTCTTGTTACTTAAAGGATATTTTAATGGATATTGGGGAACATATTGGGATGCAAGTTACTGGCCACATAATCCTACAGTTATTGTCGCCCCTGATGTTCTTCAACCGGGAATTGGGCCTCGGTATCCTGCCAGGGCAGGACCACATCCGTACAGAAAAACCAGTTACTATCGGCATTCTGGAAGGATAACCGATCATTCACGATGGAAAAGATAAATGCCACTTAGAATTGTAACAGAAGCAACAGGCGAACCAATCTCATTGATAGATGCCAGGCGACATTTGCGCTTGACGACTGCTGCAACCGGAGCAGGTGGTTCAAGTAATGAGGATTTGCTTCTCAATTCATATATCAAAACTGCCCGGGAATATGGAGAGAATTACACTAAACGGGCCTGGATGCCTCAGACATTTGAACTCGTATTGGATGATTTTCCCACAGGCGGAATTGAATTGCCAATGCCGCCTTTGAGTACGATGTCAACCAATGTGAAGATACGATATACAGACACCACTGGAGGCACATCGACTATTGCGGATACGGCAATCTCGGTTGATTATCATACTGAACCTGGCTTTGTTGTGCCATCTTCTGGGAATGAATGGCCAGACACAAGCAGCGTTATCAATGCAGTACGAGTGCAGTTTGTATCCGGATATACTAGCAGCACGGGAATTGAAACTACAATACCGGAATCTATCAGGACATGGATGAAGGTGCGGATGGGACAGATGTATGAACACCGAGAACCTATCATTACAGGTGCCCGGTTTTCGGAAATGCCCAGAGATTTTGCAGACGGTTTGCTCGATAGATATACCATTATGACCGTATCAACATGAGAGCGGGAAAGCTTAATAAACAAATCAGCATTCATAGCCTGACCCTTACAAGAAGCACAGCAAGCGGACAGATGGCGCAATCCTGGTCAACCTTTTCATCCTCTGTCTGGACAGGCATAGAATATGTAGAAAGTCAAGAGCGATTTGGCGGGCGGACCCTGCCAGAACGATTAACCAAAACGGGTTTGATTTTCAGCATTCGATATTCCACAGGCATTCAAGAGAATATGCGAATTGTTTATGATTCAAAAAATTACGATATAAAGGGAATCGAAAACATAAAGTTGCAAAATCGAGAATTGAAAATCTTAGGGGAATTGAGCGAATAATGCCGATGCTTGAAATGAAAATTACGGGTTTGCGTGAGGTTGATAATGCCTTAAAACAGCTACCTTTAAAATTGCAAAGGAAGGTATTGAGTCAGGCAGCATCGGCAGGGGCTACGGTCATCAAGAAAGAGGCCAAAAGATTGGCACCAGTCCAGACTGGCACACTCAAGAAAAGCATTGTAGCGAAAAAGAAGAAGGGTTCAAAGGCATGGTTCCCGATCTATCTAATAGGTCCCTCACAGCAAGGTTGGTATGGCAGACTGGTTGAATTCGGTTGGATGGCGAAAGGTGCTCGATTTATTCCCGGGACCAGATGGCTCACAAAAGCCGCTGACAATTCATACAAGAAGGCAATTCAGAAAGTGCAGGATGTATTAAGGAAAAACATAGGCAAAGAGGCTCAAAAAGTAGGTTTGAAAGTTGGCTCTGTATAACAAAATCTATACTCATATCAGCACAGTAAACGCGATTACGACTCATACCAGTGCGCGAATATACCCTCTCTTGCTTCCGCAAGGGATCGCAGCTGCCTTCCCTGCTGTCTGCTATTCGCGGGTGAGCAGTGAGAGGGTATACTCACTCACTGGTTATAGTACACTGGAAGAGGCCAGGATTCAAATAGATTCATGGGCCACAACCTATGAAATAGTTAAGGATTTAGCGGGAGATGTCAAGACTGCGATGGATGCAGCAACGGCATTTCATTCGCGCCTGGAATCTGACCAGGATTTTTATAATGATGAATCAGAGACTTATCGAGTCTCACAGGATTACATTATTTGGAATAGAGAATAGGAGGAACATAAAATGGCAATGGAATCACAGGGCGTAGCCCTATTTTGGAGTACGACTACAAGCAAATCAACAGCTGCAACTGCCAAAGTCGGTGAGGTTGCTTCCTTTAGTGGACCCACTGGAAGCGCAGCTGTTATTGATGTAACTCATTTGGGCTCTACGGCTAAGGAAAAATTGATGGGATTACCCGATGAAGGCAATCTCACAATGGAAGTTCATCTTATGGCAACCGATCCAGGACAAACAAATTTGAGAAACGATAGGGCATCAAGAACATTACGTAAAGCTTGCATAGAACTTA